CAAAGTTGCCTTCTTCGATAAGTCGATTAACGACAGTTTGTGTGATTTCGCCGCGAGCTCTTTTCTTTGACGACTCAATTACTGAAGGCGGTAACATGTCAGACCGGGCGTTAACCAAATCATCCAGTCGCTCGAGAACCGTATCGAATTGCTCAGGCATGTAAGTAGCCTCGACCGCAAGCTTGTTGACATCGTCCTGCATGTCGTTCATCACAAACTCAATTCCTGCCTTGTGATGGGCGTTTTGCGCAGCCGTAATGTACTGATGCTCCTGATTGATCAACTGTTCGCTAAGCGCAGCACGACTTTTAGGTGTGCCCTTGTGACCTGCTAAAAGTTCTTCACGTCTAGTTCGCAAAGAATCAATGTAGTTGCTAATTACATTTTCATCAACAATGTCTTCAGTGCTTGTCTGTTCCCACGCTTCGCGACCAAATGTATCTAGCTGACGTGCACGCAATGTCCGGTCAATTCCGTCTTTGCGATTCTGTCGTCTGACCATGATGTCTTCTAGCGCCGCACCTGCTCCAGCAACAGCCTCAGCAACCTGACCACCCGCCATGCTGGGGTCAGCACGGGGTATGTTGACAGTGGTCTGCTGCTCGTAAATGGGTATTCTTGCCATGATGGTCCTTATTGCATTTGTCCGTAGGACTTGAGAAGTGTCGTGCCTGCTCTAAGGTAAGCGGCTTGTTTGTCGAATCTGCCCTTGGCCCGCTGAAGCGTTTCTTCACGGGCGGCAGAGAATCTTGTGTTGAGGGCGTCGATTTCGGCATTGGCTGCAGACTCGGCCAGTACCGCCAAAGGTGTGCCTTCTGTGGTCACACCGGACTTGGAAATGCCAGCGCGAATGGCGCCCATTTGACGCGAAGCCTGCTGACGCTGCGCGGACTCACGCATCGCGCCTTCCATGCGGGCAGACTCAGCGTTGTAGTTGGCAACAGCTTGTGCGGCTTGGCCTGCACGTATCTGACCAAATGCTTCTAGAAAACTCATCGTATTACCCTCGCATATAAGTGCATGTCGGCCCCATCGGGTCGGTACGCTCTCATTAAACCTTCATGCTCGAACCCGAGCATTTTCATCCAACGGTGCCCAGCCTCGAACCCTACATCCACAGTCGCTTCGATTCTGCGGAACTCTGAGGTTTTCAAAAACCGCCACACAGCTCCGTGAAACTTACGAAAATGCGGTCCAGCCGCGTCCGAAATCAAGGCCCATGCCGATGCACGATTTTCCCACTGTGGAGCCAATCCTGCAATCCCTAAAACCACCCCATCGTGCTCAGCAGTCCATGCTAGACCCTCGTTCGACAGGTCAGTAAAGTCCGCTGACAAGATGTTCCAGCCGCTCATGTACGCTTGGGCGGGCTGCAACTTGAGTCTGTCAGTGTCTCCGAGAGTCCAAGGTCTAACGATCATAAGTGTGCAGTTGAGGCATCAATGCCACAAGTGTACACGCAGTTGGTAGACGATGTTCAACAACTAGCTGAGGCGACTGCTGATATTCACCGGGCCACGGCAGTGCCAAGGTGTTTCCAGTAAACAACGGTATTGGAGAGTCCATCAAATCGGTCGTGCGGCGGGGGTGCAACTCATCAAGTCGTGTGCCGTCAGGGCCATAAAACACGCCTGGGCCGGTTCGGTCGAACCGCATGACGATGTTGTTGACTCGCATGGTCTTACCCATGGCCACGCCATCGGCAGCACCGGCCTCAAGGGGCATCGTGCGCAGGCGGGCCGTGTAGGGCAGGCCCACGTGAATCACCGAGCCAGCGTACTGGAGGGTGATCGAGCCAGACTCAACGGTGAGGTTCGGGTGCACGGCACCGTCCACCAAAACAGCGACTTCTTTACCCTCAAGGTGGCTCAGACCGCTCAGGCTGGTCACAGGGGTGCCCTCGTAGGTCAAACCCGAGTCCACGTAGAACGATTCCTCGTCGTCGTAATACTTTTCCATGTACTCGACGTGGCGCTTGGTCTGCCCGTCGATCTCACGGCGCACCACCATGAACAGCACGTCTTGGTCGCCGTCCCAGTGGGGGATCACAGCCACCGACTCGACAAAGCCATCAAGGGTGTGGCGGTGCCAGCCCACAACGTCCTCTTGACGCTCGTAGGTCATGCCGATCAGGGTGCCGCAGGTGCAGGCACCCCAAACGATCTGGTACGGCTCTTGCTGGTATGCAAGGTCCGACAGGCCGGGGCCAGTGATGTGCTCGGCCAGCACGTTCATGTTCGCAGCCACGTAGGAGTCTGTCTCGAAGTTGTAGACATACTCACGCAGCTTCTTTTTGGCACGCTGCAGGAAGATGATCACGTTGCCGATCTTGAGTGGGCGCACGTTGTCAGCTGCACCAAAGGTGGTCTGGGGCACGATCCGCACGTTGGTCGGCGTCACCGGGTCGCTAATCTGGGTGGCGCTCAGGGTGAACTCACCGTTGGCGGTGCCCACGGCCAGCACTTTGCCGGGACTGAGCCACTGGATCGTGTTCATGTCCTGCGTGTTGATCGTGTAGTTCAGGGCGTCGTCGTCCTTGGTGCCGTACTGGTGGTTTTCGTAGTCACCACTGGTCGAGGCCCACAGGGTCTGGGGGCGGCTGCGAGAGCCAGCGAACCACAAACGATCTTCGTAGAAGGTCACAGAGCCAGGGTAGCCCCGGCGGTCAGACCACGCACCCTCGGACCAGCGCTTGGTGGCCGAGGTGGTGGGTAGACGTCGAATAACGGTGGCGCTGACCTGAGTCGCGCTAGTAAACGCGGTGACTTGGAAATAGCCACCCCCGTCGTGCAGAAATTGCCAAGTGACGGTACCGTCAGACTCGACACCCTCGGTGTGAATCGGTGGGCGACTGCCCGTGGTGCCCGTGCTCGTGGCTTGGTACAGGTTGTCGTCGTACCAGCGGGTGTTGCCCGAGCTGACCGACTTGCCGGGTTCCCACTGGTCGTGCTTGGATGCCAAGATTTCGGCAATTTTGAAGTACGACCCCACGTCAGCCGCGACAAACAGGCTGGCAGACGCGGTGACGGTAATGCTGCCGGTGACTGCCGAAGCAGTCAGCGTCAGGTCATCCGTGTTTTCGTCATTGAACGGTGGCCAGTTGAAATTGACCGGCGTTATCGTCCAGTTCGTCGGGCCGAAGCGCGAGAGTTTATGAGGAGGATAATCCGGATGCGCAATGTACACCACATCAGCAGACTGCGCGAAGTCCAAAGCCGCCAGGTCGTCCGAATCATACGGGGTAGAGATTTCATAGGGTACACCACTTGAAAGAACAATGCCGCCGTCGGCGTAGAAGCGCAAGGTGTTCTCACCGAACTCCAAGATATACGCCTGCTCGGTGCTGAACTCGAACGAGATCAGTCGGTGGAACTTGGACGAGTCTTTGACTTCTTTGACGAATCGGGTGCCGGGTCGCTTCTGCGCAGGACCGTGGACCTGCGGCAAGAAATTAAGCATCTCGTCGCAGCCGTTGGCGTACTTCTCTAGGTCTGTGCGACCTTTGAGCTGAGGTGACAGCTCGCCCGCGTTAAACGAGCGTTGGGCAATACTGGCCTTGGCCATGTCAATACCTCACTTTGATCCAGTCATCTTCTTCAAAGACAGTGGGTGGATTTTCTTGACCATCGGCACGCTTGGCGCGGGTAAGCGCGTCATCGTACTCTTGGGACATCTGCTCTTTCTTCGTGTTGCTCTGCGTCAGGGCTTCGCACAACTCTAGGGCGAGGCGGGAGGCAGCTACGTCGATGAAAGCGTAATCATACTCGTTGGGGTCGGTGACCCGGCGAATATAACGGATGTAGAGCGCGGACTCATTGCACAGAATGTGTCCGGACTCGACTTGGTACTCTGCTGTGGAGAGCTTGTCGACTTCAAGCAAGCGCAGGTTGTCAGCAGGTAGGGGAAATTTGGAGCCAAACCCCCATGAAGGGGCTTGCTCACTGGCCGCTAGTACGGCACGCTTGACGGCAAAGTTCCAAGGGTGATCGCGCAGCACTTGGTCGCGGACCAAGGGCCAGTTGCGAATGCACAGGTTGGCGGCTTTGGTGCCGTCCTCGAGACTGGTGATTGGGCCATGACCGAGCTTGTCTAAGGCGCGGTTGCACACATCGACGACGCTAGGCATGACTTACCTCAGCCTTCAAGTTGGAGGATACGATCGCGTAGACGGCCGATCAGCACATACAACTGTTTAGTGTCCAAGGTGTCGTCGTACACGATACGCACGGCGCCTGTCAATGTCAGGGCTGTGCCGTCTTGCTTGGCGATGGACTCTTTGTCTGTACTGATGCTCGCATCAACAAATTGCTTTGCCATGGTGTGCTCCTAAGTAAGGAAGCAGGGGGACCGAAGTCCCCCTGGGTTTAAGGTGCGGAGAAGTACAGGTCAACCACAAGGAAGTTGGAGCTGGTGGGCAGAGCCGCAGCAGCAATAGTCAACTTCACTTCGGTGACGTCAGCGGGAGTTGCCTCACCCACAGCATCAGCCGTACCGAAAACGGTAGGGGTGTTTGCAGCAGTGAATGTAGCAGCAGCGCGGTACTTGCCAGTCGCACCAGTCACACCGATCGCCAAGGTGGCTGTACCACCGGCAGTAGCCGATGCTGTCAGCACGCCATAGGCGAACACGTAACCAGCGGGTACACGGGCCAACACCACGTCGTCCGCGATGTCTTGGCCAGCGTATGGCACAGTGGCACGGAAACGACGCATGCGACCACCTTGAACACCACCAGAGGCGTTGATCGAGGGGATAGCGTCGATGTTAGCGATTTCGGTTGCAAAAGTTGTTGCCATGATTCAGCTCCTATTAGGCTTCGTTACAGAGAATCTCGACAACCTTCTTTTCCTCGGTGCGAGTAGCGCCGAAGGTGCCCTTGACGTACACCTGAGTGGAATAGGACTTATCGTCACGCTCGCTGATGCGAGTTGTGAGATCGTTCCACATACCGAGGTGCATGCCGGACTTGGCCCAAGCGAACACGCGACGATGAGTGGTCGTAGGTACAAGACCCAGACGCTCAATGTGGCAGAACTTGAAGCCCATGAAGGTGTCAACGTCACCCTGAACCAACGCCTTAACGGTGTTGAAGTCAGAGCTGGTCACTTCGGTTGTACCGAGCAGATCGTCCAACTGGCGAGCAGTTACGGCGATGTACAAGGGGTCAACAGCGGTGTCCACTTCGTTGGCCATGAGGATGCGCTTAGCATGGCGCAGCTTGGTAATGGTCAAACCAGAAGGTGTAGAGCCAACACCGACGCGCTGGTTCGATGTGTCGAACACAGTGTTGTCAGAGCCATTCTCACCAGTCTTGGAAGTGCCCAAGGCGGCTTGGATGATGATGTCATCCATAGAGCGACCCAGTGCGTAAGCACCGTTGACGGC